CTCTAGATTCATTGCCTTCTCTGCTATAGTCTTCAATATCTGACCACCAGATAGATCACCAAGGTAACGAGTGTAGTGGTGACCCACTAGCAACTCCTCTTCACACTCCATGATGCGATTAACATACGATTGACATGAATCACTTGGTTTGATCTTCATAAACCAGTCATCACCATAGAAATACTTGAGGTCTTTCTCTAGTGATCTAGTTCTACTGAGTTCTTTCAACTCTTGTAGAGGACCTAGCACAGGTGACATAGCATGGGTGTCCATGCGTTCTTCCAAAGCACGATAGACATAGTAGAAGTCTGCTACAAGTTTCCTGTAACTCTCTTCCTTGACACATCCACCGAGAAAACTCTTCACGAAGGAGGTGTTCTCAGCAGCAGAGTGAGACTTCTTAGTTCCTTCCTTTATATCTTTAGAGAATGTCATTTAGTAGGTGGTACTGCGGGTACAATTTTCAATGGCATCTGTTCAATCTTAATTGTCTGAACATTTCCACCGCTAGCTGAGCCTTCGTCTTTCTTCTTAGAAGACTTGCCCGCTTGCACCCCAAAGGTAGCTAAAGTTCCTGTGAAGACCGAAGCTATAAAGGTCGGATCAATCTTCTGCTCCTGTACATAGCCAGGTATCTCAACGTAGTTCAACGTCAGTATCCCTGCCGACCATGTGAGTACCGCAAGTCTGACTATGGTAGATAGGAATGCTAGTTGCTCTTCCTTATCCTCAGCATGCTCTTTTAGTTTACCGAGAAGACCTTTCTTCTCTTCCTTCTTTACTTCTGCCATGTCTCTCCTAGAATGGTAACGCAGGACCAGTTAGATCTGGGATAGCATTCTCGATGCCACCACCTATGTCAGGCATAACTGATTCCATTACTTTTGATTTGATGTTATCTACGATAGCATCCTTTCTGATGAATACATATCCACCAATGCCAACGACTCCTAGTGCTACTACACCAGAGAAGATAGCGATTCCGTTAATAATTTTTTGCATAATAATTAAGTCAGTCTATTATATAGTCTAGAAAAATCATAGGGGTAAAAAATTACCCGAAAATTTTTTTCCACTTTTTTGGTAATCAAAAAGTCAATTTAGATTATACTTCGTCTTACAATATTCTACAACACCTTCAACGTTATCATGTGTATCACACCACATGTCAGCACAGTCATACGTTTCCCTAGGTGTTTGGTTGGGGAAGGATGCCATCAGTCTTTTTAATACACTCTGACGGAGGTGTTGCTTTGAAGGTGTCCAGTCTTTCATCGTATTACCATGTCCTGTTCGTAATATTTATTGGGGGTTCTCTCTATTCTACTAGGCATTGTGATAATGTCAATGGTTTCCTCGAACCATCTGTTCATTGACTTTGCCATAGCACGATAGGATGTGCCAACATAAAGTTGTCCTGATACAACAGCAACAGTTGCTGCTCCCCAGAACAGATAGTAGAAGCGGGACTTCATTTGTGCCCTGACCTTCTCCTTCTTATTCAGTGTCATAATTTAGGTAGTTTTTCTATCACCTGTCGTGTAATGTCATCAATAATATTGACATCAATGTCCATGAAAGGTGGGATGATTCCTAAGATACGTAGGAGTCCATCAATAAACAGTGCGAGTACAGTGAAACCCAGTATCATAGAGATAACTGTAGCGTCTCTGTTGTGCTTTGCCATTGATGCCTCATCAATAGCTCTTGCTTCTGACACAGCAGCAGCAATGAGAGCATTGACCTCTTCCTTGGTATAGGTATCTCTAGGAGATTTGTATGCGTCGGATAAAGGTATGTTCTGTATGAGAGTTTTAACCATTCTAGTATAGGATGTGTTTTAGTCTACCCTACCGTGAATGTTATGTCAAGTACATTGCTGTCCTTGCTCCGACAATACTTGGCCAATCTTCAGCGATGGCAGCATTGACGTAGGTCATATGGGTATTAGCAAGGGCGGTCTCACCTCTGTCGGTAAGATCTTTCTGTATCACGGTGTACTGTCCACCACCCTTTATTGTATCATATTTAGATAACTCATCGTCAGAAAATGATTCTGATTCGGTTTTCCACACAGGAAGAGTAAATCCTCTGGGTTCTTGATAGATATATCCATCTCTTACTACGAATGAATCTGCCCACACTTTATAATTGTAATCAAAGTCGGACATCAAAGACTGTACCTTAGCCCACACCTTCTCTGGTTCTTTAATAAAGGTAAGACTATCACAGTACGCTGATTCTTTTACTACTTTGTAGTCAGGGAAGGTAAGACTCTTCAGTCCTTCACCTGATGGCATTAAGAAACCTTTCAACCATTTGTTTACTACTACACCTCGCATGTCCTGATAGAACACACAGTCACCATTCATCACCACCGTAGGTTGTGTTGACCTACGAAGGATGTCTTCATATATTATACTCATCTTCTTGAATGAACCAAGAGACCTAGAGTAGATAGCATCATTATCTACACACCACTGCTTGACATATTTCATCTGTTCATACGTACGACAGGTGTCATGTACTGTAGGTTTGATGCCAGGAAATCCTGTAGCAAATGTCTTTAATGATGTAACACCAGTAGCAAGTTCACTGGCACTGTTAGTGTCTATTACTATATGTACGTTCCACATGGCGAGAGTTTTATTTTTATTTATGCTCCGTCATCGTGATCCCATAGATGCCTGAGGTCCTCTGGGTTTTGAGGTACCATCAGCACTTTAGATCCATCTTCTTTTGCTAGGAGTATAGGTTCACCCTGCTCTACTCTATCAAGATATGATTTCTCATTCATCTTGAGTTGCTTTTCTGTGATTTCTATCATTGTTGTAGAGTTACTTTCCAGTTGTACTTATAAAAGACTATGTTCAGTTGAACCCACTTCGCGTAGTGAATGCCACGGTAACACAGCAGAGCGAATGCCCTGTCTGGGTTGTGTCTGTCTGGGTCATACTCAGGTGCGGTATGTCCCTCCCACCTGATGTTAAACATTTTCTTTACCTCCTGTAACATTTCTATTTAGATGTCAGGAGATGTTCACATTGTACCAATAAAAAAAGAGGGTGTCAAGCACCCTCTGTAAGTTCCGAATTGTAGAGACCGCACGAAAGGTCTCACCTTATTTAGAATGCGTACTTAGCACCAACTTTAACACCGTATGTATTGTCAGCAGTCTCGTCTGTAAGAAGAGATAACTCACCATAGGCACCAACTGAATCAGTTAGGTCTAAAGAACCACCAACGTAACCAATGAAGTCTGTTGAAGTCTCTCCTGCATCTGGAGATGTTACTACAGGACCACCTGATACGTACCATGACTCACCTTCGTATCCAATTTGGAACTCAGTTGAAAGTCCAGTATAGTCATCACCTGTGTAAGATGATACTGTTTCTACATTCACGTAAGGACCAGCAAATGCTGCACCAGCTAGTAGGAATGGAGATGCTGCCACTGCAGCGATTGTTGATTTAATAGACATGTTTGTTTTTTAGTCTCTCGCAAGAAAAAATCCTGCGGATGATACCACTCCCGACATGGAGTGATGTTCTACGCAGGGTTACGATCTTTCGAGTCCTTTGTAATGGTATTTAGTGTAGCACGCTACATTTATTCTGTCAAGACCCCATTTGCTAGGGTTTGAACACTTTGCCAATCTTTCTCAAAGAGTTCTAAACCTTTATCTGTAAGAACATGTTTATACATCTTATGGAAAATGGCAGGAGGTATGGTGCAGATGTGTGCACCCGCAGCAAACGATCTACTTACATCTTTTACGCTTCGTATAGATGCAGATAGTATCTCTGTCTCGTGAACAAATTGCTTTTCGTATATGTCTGAGATTTCTTTGATCAATGCAAGACCATCGAAAGAATTGTCATCGACTCTTCCTACAAATGGAGAAACATATGTTGCTCCTGCTTTTGATGCTAGTATTGCTTGTGCTGCTGAGAATATGAGAGTGACATTTACTCTGATGTTTTGATTTGCCATCTCTCTACATGCTTTAAGTCCCTCTGGAGTGCAGGGGACTTTGATTGTTACACAATCACCAAAGAGACCTATAAGTCTACTTGCCTCCTCTAACATCGCCTGAGAGGTGTCTGCAACGACCTCCATGCTGATGTCTTTGATGCCTAGGTGTTTCAGTTCATAATAAACTTTATCTGGTATCTCGCCACTCTTCATCATTAGAGTGGGGTTTGTTGTCAGTCCATCAATAAGTCCAGTGGAGTATGCTTCTTCAATAGTAGCAACGTCCGCTGTATCAAGAAATAATTTCATAAGTTAGTCGTCATATACTAGACATTCTGGTTCGTCAGGGTGCATCTCACAAAATAGTTCGAGTGCGTTTGGATCGTGATGATCCTCTGGGTGATGATCGTGATATACTTCTAGTTCGTGTAACTCTTCTTTGTAATGTCTGCGAGCAGCAGGACTAGTAGTTGGATCGTCAAGGATTGCATGATCCTTTTCAATGTGTTCTTCGATTGTTTTCATCTTTATTATCCTATACTATACAAGTATTTATGTCAAGACTGGTTCAAACTACCGTGTTGTCGTCTAATTTCACGTAATTCTTCAAAGTCTTTTTGCTTTGTACCTCCATCATATGCCCAAGCATATCCTTCGTCAATCATTTGTTCGTTGATGCTAACTTCTTCATCACCAATATATAACCAACCAAGCAAACGACCATACTTACCAACCCCGCCTTTAAGTTCAGTTCGTATAATGAGTTCATCATCTCCATTTATTGTGTCCTCTAATTGTTTTTTTAACCAGTTGGTCGCGTCGATTCCGAGTGCTTTCTCTTCAAGATTTCTTGTTCTTTTTTCTGGAGTGTCAACTCCTGCAATGCGGACTCTTTCTTTTTTATATAACTCGAATCCGAGGTCGATTGTAACATCAATTGTGTCTCCGTCAACTACTCTGTTTATTTCCGTCACTCGGAAGTTGTAACAACTCTTCCGACTCGGTGGTGTCATTGCTGCCATTGTAATACTCTAATATAGCACTATATATGTCTTCATCAAGTGTCTCTAGTTTCTTTTCTCTTCGTGCGTGTTCCACGTTCTTTCTTGCAAAGTACATAAGTGTCTCATAGTCCTGCATCAGGTCACTTGCCTCGGCAGGAGGTGTTACAGGTGCGGGAGCACACATTGTTAGACTTAATCCAACAGCACCCACATATAATAATCTATTTACAATATATTTAATCATTCTCCTAAACGATGTATCACGGGTTTCTCGTGTAATAGTATTTTATATAGTAAACTATTTTCTGCACAAGATACAGGTTTGAATTCTTCTGATGCATTGAATCCATCATATCTTTTTGCTTGATTGATTACTATAGATCCCTCTTCTCCAGACACAGATCTATGCCAAGTTTTTGCAGGAATTATAAGTGCACCACTGTGTACGTCTAACCTTACTATATGATATGGGTATTTCCATGTATTATTGACTAATTCAAAGGTTCTTTCACCTTGAACTACTCTGTTGTAATCATCTTGAAACTCATGTATATAAAATTGTTTTGCTCCTACTCCATCATCAGGTGGTGATATAGCAGCACCAGTATGTACAACTAAATCTGCTGCATTTGATTCATCAACTGATATGTCATAAAATATAACATCTTCTGTCTCACGAAACACTCTGTGTTTCTTGAAGTGTATATCACTCATTGGGGAAGTAATAATCGTATCTCAATATGTAGTATATCACAATTCCCACAGAAATCAATAGTATGAGTATCATGACATTTACACTATGAACTACTGTCAATCTCGTTGTCTCCAATCATCTGATTTATCATTCTTAAACCAGTCTGCTATATCATCCGCACCATTAAAACCATTTTTCTTTGAATTTGGATCTCCAATGTCCAAATACTTTAAACAAGAACCATCCTCATCTGTTGCGAGTCTTCTTGCTTGACTCATCATACCTCTTGCACTCGTATTAGCCTTTGCTAATTTATTTGCCCATATCATATCTTCTAGGGTCACTTCAGTTCCAGAAGCAATGTCTTTACAGATTGATTCCAATCTCAGACGATATTTTGTAGATAACATAAACTAATATATGTAATAAGTATATACTATATATTGATTAAAAAGATGGTTCTAAATCAGATATGTGGTCTCCAAAACAAACGGAGTATGTCAAGTCCTCTTTCCAATACGATCTGTATATCTTATCCCAAATTAAATCAAACTCCTCTTCATTTAAATTTTTAAAGAGGCATCTGTCTTCAATGTAAATGTGATAGGATGCTGTTTTTGTCATAGTTTTACTTGTTTACAAACCAAATAACTATTAATTGTTTTACATGAGAATGCTTTATCTCTACTTATCTTTCCTAATAAAAAAGTAATTGAAATCAATTGAATCACTATCACGAGTGGTATTCCTACCTTTAATAATGTTTTTGCTTTAGTGGTCATAATGTAATCATTGTCATTGCTTGTTGTAGTTCTCTAGCGTGTTCGAGTTCATCTTCTGCTATCTCTGCAATCCTCTTATCCTCTGGATGATATGAAAGATACTTGATGTAAGTTTCATATGCATGCTTTTCTATCTTCATGTTGATATCATAAGCGTTAATAGGATTGAGAACATAATACCCAACCATGATCCAATAATAAAGTATAACAAGATGTTTGGCAAGGAACCTATCAATCCAGTATTTATTGCCCTCCCTAGCTTCCATCTCTTCCAAGTGTTCCGTTTCATTTAAGGCTTGATAGAAGTGTTCTTTCATTAAGTATATATGTTCCTCACCCCTTAATCCTAAAGATTCTCTTAAATGTAATACACTTATGAACGCAAAATATGGCGCTCGTGCAATCACTTCAAGAACCCAGAATCTTTGAGATGGTCGATTACGATACAGAAAATCAAGTATCGCAACAGTAACATTAAGAACGGCAGAGTTTAATTTTTTCATTTAACCTCCTTAATTGATTCCAAAGAAAAAGGATGTTCGTGTAGATACGGAACATCCTCCCTTGCGTGTCTTACTGCTTCAAAAGCGTCTTCGGCATATTCGCCTATTTCATGATACTCATTTAGTTGGTCGTGCCAACTTAGTGTGTAATGGGACATGATAGTTTCAACTCCAGTACGCTATTATTTATAATAACATACTAGGTATAATTACGCATCAATGTGTCGGTTTTCACACTAACAATTTTTGTTTAGATCCTCAGCCATCTGACCACCAATCTCTGCACCTTGATTACCTGAGAACATCGTTACCCAACCAGCAGCAACCCAACCAATAATGGGAATATTAGCGACGCTAGGAGCAACACTAGCACCAACACTGGAACCCACGAGTCTTCCTGTGTTTTCTGCTCCTCCGATTGCTTTGATGCAAGCTTCTGATTTTCCTTCTGTTCCGATTTCTGTTGTGGTTGATTTATGGTGTACTGCACCGTCCATTGTGTACTGTTCCACGACTTTAACTTTGTTATTAGCCAACCCAAGAAAGCCACCCTTAGTATTACTATCCCTTTCCACACGCATTACTTTTGGATCGTTTGCTTTATAACTTATCTTATATCCATTATGTCCGACTTCTGCTTCATATGATGTATAAGGACCAACTGGTAGGTTGATACTTGGTAATTTACTTTGACGATTTGATAAAGAACCTATCATACCAATGTGAGATAAACCGATGAGTCCACCTAATCCCAGAGCGAACCATTTACCCCATTTCACTTCTTTCTTTTCCATTATCCTTTCTTAGGTGGTACAGAAGGAGCAAGAACCATTGGTGCTTGTTCTATTCTGATTGTTTGTGCGGGTGCTGTATTTGCTGCTTTCTCAATTAATACTTCCATATCTTTCTTGGATATACTTGCTCCTCCTCCTGATGATGCATTCTTTTTCCTTTGTCCCGCCTCAACACCAAAAGTAGCTAGGACCCCCGTAAAGACTGAAGCTATGAAAGTTGGATCAATATTTTCCTGTTTTGATAGGCCAGGAAATTGAACGTAATTTAACGTCAATATTCCACCTGCCCAGATTAAAATCCCAAGTCTTACAAAAGTACTCAGGATTGCCATCTGTTCTTCTTTGTCATCTATTGCCTCTTTTAATTTACCTAGAGGACCTTTAGATTTTACTTCTTCTTTTTTAACTGCTTCAGCCATGGGATCGGTATGTCTATATTATATATAGACACTTAATCCTTAAAATCCGAATGGTACGGGTGATTCTGGTGTTGCGGTGGCATCTGGTGATGCAACAGGATTAGATGGTGCAGGTAAACTTAATCCTCCAGTAACTCCACCTAATGCTCCACCACCAAGGTCTCCAAGACCACCAAGTTTTTCGGTGACTGCTTCCATTACTTTGCCTTTGACGCTATCGATAATCGCATCCTTGCGTATGAATACGTAACCGCCAAGACCAATAACGGTGATAGATACAACACCACTTGCAATAGCGATTCCATTTACAATTTTCTGTAACATAATACTATTTAATATACATTATATATCATACTCGCTACCTTCTCCCATATATTCAAGAGAAACGATATCGTGATTGACACTTTTATCTTCTCTAAGTAACCACTCTGCAAATTCTTGACGTATTGAGACAGCATCTTTAAGTTGTTCAATATCACCATCAGTGCATAGTTCATTCATTCGGTCTATCGACCAATCATATGTTGTCCTTAGATTTTTCGTAAAACTGTCCATAATCCTTACGCATATAGCGTCCGAGTATGTTGCTATTATAATACATCGGTGTCCCGTCGTCAAGTGCTTCCATCAACACATTGTGTAAGAACAATTGTTTTGTCTCTTCGTAGTTTACTTGTCCGAGGGTTGTATGGAGGGAGAGGATTTCTCTTCTGAAAGAATCTCTGCCATCTCTTCTAATATCCTGCTTAAGATCATCAGAGCTTCCGTAGTACTTCTTCCAGTCTGACTCGCTTGTGACCCTTCTCTTTCCTCCTTTTGGTTTTCGCTTTTGCACGAAGTACTTTCTTCCAATGTATTTCTGTCCCGTAATGGAATTTGTGATGCAATAGACGAACCCATAGTAGTCGCCAATATCATCAGAGGTAAAAGGACGACCTTCGTATATCCAAGGGTTTTCATAATCGACTTCCAAAATAGTAATCATATTATAACACATTCATAACTATATATCCATAAATATCAATAAACGATTATATAGATGACTGTTTATAGAAAAAACATAACCATCAACGTTGGCGAGACTTTCAGTGAAGATTTGACTTTACTAAGTTCTGACGGTACTGGTCCTAGTGATCTAACAGGTTTTACTGGACAATCTAAATTAAGAAAAAGTCCTACAAACTATAGATTTGCAGATATACAGGTTGGTATTACAAGTGCTGCTGAAGGACAAATTAATATTTCAATCGCAAGTTCGATTACTAAATTTCTTCAAGGTGGTAGACATGTATATGATGTAGTTTTAACTCGACCTAATGGATTTAAACTTGTTGCAGTTGAAGGTGATGCTCTTGTAAGATCAGGTATTAACACCTTTGTACATTATTATGGTTCACCATAAATAAAAATAAAAATATATGGCAGTCTTTAGCACTAATTTAATAATATATAAACACACTGACTTTGAGCAAACCTTTGTGCTTGAAGATAGTCAAACAAATAGTTTCAAAGATTTAACAGATTTTACTGGCACTTGTAAAATGCAAAGAACATTGAATCTTGGCAGTCTCACATCATTTACTTTAGCATTTACAAATAGAATAAGAGGTAAAATTAGAATATCTTTAACTGATGATCAAACAGCAGTGATTGAAGAAGGTAAATATTTTTATGAATTGATGTTAACTGACCCGAATGATGTTACGGAAAGAGTAATTGAAGGAATTGTAATAGTAAAGCATCCAGTCACTTGGGATTCTCCTAATCCTTTGACTCCTTTTGACGCTCAAGTTCCTTAAAATAAAAACTCTCACACTTAAAATAAATTCTAAGCTGAGAGTATTTTGATTTGTTGTATTTGTATTCGATTGGTTTGGAGTATTCTCTGAATGGATTTCGATGGATTGATAGTTTGTCGTATTTTGATAGCATATAGTACCTTAAGGCACTTTATTTATACTATTTTGGTATCAATTATGGCACAAAGTCAGGAAAATCATACGGACCATTTAACTTCTTTTCTAACTCTCTTTCATCTAAAACTTCGTGAATTAATTTTTTAAATTCTTTTTTAAGTTCTTCAGTTAATTCTATTTCCATTTTTATAGTTTAATAATAATTCAAAATCCTCAGACACACCAACTCCTGATTGATAGTTCTGAGGATTAAGTTTTGCAAGTTTGACTGACTTTAAACCACCGATGATGTCAGCACGATTAATAATAGGTTTCATAATTATTTTTTCTTTTTATCTCCAAAATAAATTTTATCAGCACCTGGTCTTGTATTTCCACCACCAGGTTTATCTCTTTCATTGTCTATGTAATTATCAAATGATTTTTTTGCTTTATCAAGACCTTTTTTAGCAAGAATAGAACCACCAAGTACCATAGCACCTTTCGCTAGTAAAGGTAATCCCTCATTAAATTGTTTAAACGTCTTCATTTAAAGCAACCTTTACTTCTTTTACAATTTCACCGATTGTTTGATGATCCATTTCCATCATAACATAGTTTGCTTCTTCAAGTGATGCAACTTGCTCTGTTGAGAAAAGATATTCAAGAACCATATCATAAGCATCCCACTCTGTATGATCTCTTAAACCAGCTGCTTTCTGTGCTGTAATTGACTTAGGATACTTCTTGATGAAATCATCTTTAGACATTGTACCCTTTTTCATTGCCTTGAAGTCGGTATTCTTTGCCTTCAACTTATCAACATGCTTGTCACCAAATCTTGCTCTATTTTTCTTTTCAATAGGATGCATCTTCTTCTTTGGTTTTGTCTCTGTCGCTTTAGGTGGTTCTGTTTTCTTTTCTGGAGGATTGAGATCTTTTGCATCTCTACTCATATTTTTCCCATACTCAGGGTTATTCACTGGTCCGTCTATCACTGGGATATTAGACATTTTTTTCTCTGGTTTTCTTGGTTTTGCTCCACTACCTCTTCGATTAGTTGGATTTCC